CGGCTATAAAACTGTGTGTTCACAGCTCCGAAAGGATGAGGCGGTGACTGCTGGGAGAGCCCAGCAACTAAATTATTTATAAGCCGCCTTCAAGCGGTTTTTTTATGGAGTCCATCATGGCAAAAGATAAAGTGCAACAAACAGAAAATGCAGAAACACCAGTAGCGCCCAATGAGCCAATCCAAGATGAATACACAGGAAAAGGTGGTTCATACATTTTCGACCCTGAAACTGGCAAACGCACTCCTAACCCAGATTAATTAATTTTTAAAACTTACCAAAGCCACCCAAGGGTGGTTTTTTTCATTTCTGAAAGGACTACCAAATGGCTAAGCTAATGCGCAATATGTTGCTACTGGCAAAAATCCAACCTACCGCAAACACGGATCCAGTACCAACACCTGCTGCAAACTCTATCCTTGCACGTGGTATTGCGCCACGCCCTGTCAATGCAGAGTTTGTGGATCGTAATTTAATCCGTCCATACTTTGGCCATAGCGGCCAGGTGCAGGCAACAAATTACTCGGTCATTGAATTTGAGGTGGAGTTAGCAGGTGCAGGTGCTGCCGGTACAGTACCTAAGTATGGTCCGTTACTGCGGGCTTGTGGGTTTGGTGAAACTGTTACAGCCAGTACAAAAGTAGATTATGCACCAATTACGACTGCGCAAGAGGCTGTGACTATTTATTGTTTCGTAGACGGAATCCGCCACATTATGACGGATTGTAAAGGCACGGTCAGTTTTGCATTGGATGCACGCGGTATTCCAGTTATGCGCTATGTGTTCACTGGATTTCATGTTGCTCCGACCGATACTGCAAACCCTGGTGGTTCTGACTTTAGTGGTTTTATTGCGCCGTTGGCAGTTAACAAAGCCAACACACCTACATTCACTCTACACAGCGTTGCTGTAAAAGCTACATCGTTCAATATCGATATGGCAAACCAGATTGATTACCGTAATTACATTGGTTCTGAAGCCGTAACATTTACCGATCGCAAACCAGTGGGATCTGCAACATTTGAATACGACAGTATTGCTACAAAAGATTGGTGGACTATCGCCAAAAACGGTACTTTAAATCCACTGCAAATGGTTCATGGAACAGTTGCTGGCAATATAGTCCAACTTGATGCGCCAAAAGCGCAAATCACCTCTCCGAGTCTTACCGATGATAACGGAATAGCCATGCTCAGCGTAAGCCTGGCACTGCAGCCGAATGCCGGAAATGACGAAGTTTTACTTTCTGTTAAATAACAAACAGCCCGCCAAGGGCGGACAAATAAGGGATAACTATGGCTTTTAAAATTGCGGTAATAGAGACGTTTAAGCGTACTGTTAAAGTGAATACCCCAAAGGCTGATGGCGCTGGGTTTACAGAGTCAACACTGAAGGTGATTTACAAGCGTGTAACAGTTGAAAAAATTAACGAGTTGCGTGATAAAAAAATGAAAGAAGCCATGCTGGAGGTAGTCACTGGCTTTGAAGATTTTCTTGATGCCGATGATCAGCCCATTCCGGTGACTGAAGAGAACATCAGTTTGTTGCTTAGCGTTCCAGAAGCACTAGCTGCTATCAATGATGAGTTCTGGGTAAGCCTGTACAAAGCTAAAGAAAAAAACTAGAAGAGGCGGCGGCTTACTGGGCGGGTGATCGTGAATCGTCCGCCATTGGGGTCGATAGTGATTACATAGACTCACTACGTACTGCCGGCGCTCCACAAGAGGCAATAGCCGTCGCCATTCAGCATCAGGAAAACACAGAGTCTGATTTTGAGCTTTATGCAGATAATTGGTCTAGCTTCATTTTTTTTACCAGATTCAAAACTCAATGGAATGTGGTCGTCTCTCCGCTAGGGGAGGCAAGACGTACAGGCCTTAATTACCCAGCAGTGCATGCCGCCATGGCCATGCTCAACATATCAAAAATCAAAACAGGTGGTTTATTCAGCGATATCCAAATTATGGAGGCCGCTGCATTAACGGTGTTCAATAAAGCTAAGGATTAACATGTCTGCATTGGGTGCATTAGTTGTCAAGCTTGCGCTTGAACATGCGGAATTTAGCAAAGGGTTAGATAAATCCAGCCAAGAAGCGCTGACTTTTGCTAAAAATGCGCAACGTTCTATTGATCAGTTTGAGCGCAATGTATCAGACAAAATGTCATCTGCAGCCAAGAGTGTGCTTGGGCTTATTGGAGTGACTGTTGGTGTCACAAAGGCATTTAATGCATTTGATAATGCAGTGGGTAACCTTGCCGGTCTTGATGATCTAACACAAAAAACTGGTGCGTCTGTTGAAAACCTTTCGAGAATGCAGCGGGTTGCACGTGCATTTGGTCAAGATTTCTCTGTGGTTGAGACTGGACTTGTCAAACTAGCTAAGGGCATTGGCAATTTAGATGATGAGGGTGGCAAGGCTACTGCAGCACTTAAAACATTAGGTATCTCTACACGCGATTTATCAGGCAATTTAC